GACTTTAACCTGAAGCGGTCCAAGGGTGACAAGCGCACAACGCTGGTCCACGACAGCACGGGGATTCACGCCAATGAAATGCTGGCCGCTGGCCTGCACGGAATGCTCACGAACCCAGCGTCTAACTGGTTTAGCTTGCGGGTTAAGGACGACAACCAAGGCACTGGAAGCGGCTCCGAGGCCAAGCAATGGCTTGAGGACACGACGAACGCTGTAATGGCTGAGCTATCGGCACCATCGGTGGCGTTTTCGTCGCACATCCACGAATACTATCTGTCGCTCTGCTCTATCGGCACGGCGTGCATGTTTATTGGCGAGCCATCAACCCGTGAGGGGATCAGTTTCCGAGCCATTCATATTGATGAAATCTTCATTGCCGAGAACGCTGACGGCATCATTGATACGGTTTTTCGCAGTTTCAAGATGACCGTCCGCCAGATCGTGCAGAAGTGGGGCGAGGAGTCTCTGTCTCCGCGCATCAAGCGAATGTACGAGAAGCAGGAGTTCGACAAGGAAATCGAACTTTTGCATTGTGTGTACCCGCGTGACGATGTGGACAAGGGCAAGCTGGCGGCAACCATGTTGCCCGTGGCGTCGATATATATTGACGAAAAAGAGCATCACGTCCTGGCAGAAGGCGGATTCGACGAGACGCCATACATGGTAAGTCGCTGGTCCAAAGCGGTCGGTGAGGTATTTGGTCGGTCGCCAGCCATGACGGCATTGCCTGATATCAAAATGCTTCAGGAAATGATGAAGACCACTATTAAAGCGGCGCAGAAAGTTGTTGATCCGCCGCTTCTGGTTCCTGATGACGGCGTGCTTGGTCCAGTTCGCACCATCCCGGGCGGTTTAAATTATTACCGTGCGTCGTCCGGTGCCAGGATCGAGCCGCTGCTTACCGGCGGCAATATCGGCATCAGTTATGAGATGATGACAGACTTGCGTGATCGGATTCGAACCACGTTCTTCCTCGACCAATTGCAGTTCCAAGGCGCACCGCGCATGACCGCGACGGAAGTTGTTGAGCGCACGGAGCGCACGCTACGCCTGCTGGGGCCGACGCTAGGGCGTCTTCAGTCTGAGTTCCTTGGGCCTATGATTGAGCGCATTTACGGCGTTCTGTCGCGCGCTGGCCGCCTTCCAGAGCCGCCTGAATCCATCGCAGAACAGGAACTGAAGATTGAATATGTATCTCCGCTTGCGCGCGCGCAACGCCAGAGCGAGACGCAGGGTATCATGCGAACCCTTGAGTTCGTTGGCCCGATTGCTGGCATGGACCCACAGGCTGCTCAGGTGATCAAGGGCGCTGATACCGTCCGGCATATTGCGGAGCTTAACGGCGTGCCGCCGATGCTCCTCAAATCAAACGAGGAGTTGATGGAAGAGGCCAAGGCGCAGCAAGAAGCCCAAGCGGCCCAGCAGCAGATGATGCAGGGAGCGCAAGTCATGGATATGATGCAGAAGGGCGCGAACGTAGCCAAGACTGCTGGTGATGCGGGGTTAAGCCTTGTCGGCGGTTAGCAAAGAAGATTTCCAATTCGTCTTCTCGTCGGAGGAAGGCAAGCGCGTGCTTTCGCACATCTGTCGTGAATGCGGCGTTCTCAGGCCATCGTTTATACCCGGCGAAGCATTGGAAAATACCGCATTCAACGAGGGCATGAGGAACGTCGCATTGATGATTCTGACGGCCCTGGAAGAAACACCAGAACGATTCCTCGAATTTTCACAGGAGATCATGGCTAATGCCTAACGACGTCGCACCTGCCGATACGGCAGATAATGCAGAAGCGGTTAGCGTAACGGAAAAATCTACAGATGCAGGCGGCGACTGGCGCGCATCTCTTTCGGAGGACATTAGGGAAAACCCTAGTTTCTCGAAATTTAAAGACGTAAACGGTTTAGCGGCGTCTTACGTCAATCTGCAATCGCACCTTGGGCGAGATAAGATTGCCAAGCCGGTTACGGATAGCGATTGGGATGACGTTTACGAGTTCCTTGGTCGCCCTGAAAGCCCTGAAAAATACGAAATTGAACTGCCGGAAAACTTGCCAGAAGAAATCGCTGGTCAGTTTAACGATGAAACGCTTTCGTCGTTTAAGCAGGAAGCGCACAAGCTGGGCCTTAATGCGGAGCAAGTCAAAAGCCTTGTAGCATGGCAAGCTGGCAACATGATTAATCAACATGAAGCCTATAAAGGTATCATTGATCAATCTATGGAACAGGGCGAAATCGCGCTGAAAGCAGAATGGGGTCGTGCTTACGATCAAAACGTAAAGTTTGCCCACAAAGCATTTGTTAAATACGGCGGCGAACAGTTGGCAGCCAAAATGGAAGCCAGTGGCATGGGCAATGATCCTGATGTTCTTCGGGCGTTTGCTAATATTGCCAAGACGACAATGGCCGACAAGGATTTGGCTGGAATGTCCGGCGGAACGCAGATGGCGTTGACGCCAGAGGAAGCTAGGGCTGAAGCGGCGACAATTATGTCTCACCCGGCCTATACAGATAAGCGGCACCCGGAACATAATTCTATGGTTAAGAAAGTTCAGGCACTGTTCAATCAAGCTTATACTGATTAATTATGGACCAATATGTCATTAAGCTAGAATGTCTGAAACTTGCTCAGACCGGAAGCCCTGATGTAACAGTGAAGGCTGCTCAGATGTATTATGATTGGGTAACTAAAACTGACAAGCCAAAGCTAGGGCGTCCGCCTAAGAAAGACTAAAGAAAACCCCGTGTAACGCGGGGTTTTTTTTGCTATTTGCACATTCACAAAAATAAGATACAATCAAGTTGCCTTTCTATAGGTGGACAATTCCTTGCGGAACCCGCACAAGCACGAAGGCAGCTTGGGCCGTCCCAGACGATAACCCTAAATTTACTGTTTCAACTTTTATTGGAGAACCCGTATGTCTATCCAAGTGACAACGGCCTTCGTCGAACAGTACAGCGCCAACGTCCAGCACCTTGTCCAGCAGGACGGGTCTAAGTTGCGCGGTTCAGTTCGCGAAGAAGCCGTTACCGGCAAAAATGCCTTTTTCGAGCAGATTGGTGCCACGTCCGCACAGCGTCGGACGAGCCGCCACAGTGATACCCCCAGGGTTGACACCCCTCACGCACGTCGTCGCGTTAGTCTTGAAGATTTTGATTGGGCTGACCTCATTGACAATGAGGACAAGGTGAGGATGCTGATCGATCCGACTTCTGATTATGCCCGCGCAGCGGCCATGAGCATGGGTCGTGCGATGGACGAAGTTCTGATTGATGCGGCCCTTGGAAATGCCTACACCGGCGTTTCTGGCGGAACTACCGTTGCAGGTCAGACGGCTATTGCTGCTGGTGCTACCGGACTTACGCTTGCCAAGCTGCTGTCGGCAAAAGAGACAATGGACGGTGACGATGTTCCTGAAAATGGTCGCGTCATTGTTTGTACGTCTGAGCAGATCAGCGATCTCTTGAACACGACTGAAATCAAAAGTTCAGATTTCAATACTGTCAAGGCACTTGCTCGCGGTGAGATCGATTCGTTTCTCGGATTTAAATTTATATCCGTGAACGGCAAGCGTATTGACGGCACCAAGCTGGTTCCTGTTGATGGTTCTAGTGATCGCCGCTGTTTTGCATTCCAGAGTGAAGGTTTGCTTCTTGGCGTCGGAGCTGACATGACAACGAAGATTTCGGAACGTGCGGACAAAAACTATGCAACGCAGGTCTTTTGCTCAATGAGCATCGGCGGCACTCGCATGGAAGAAGCCCGTGTTCTTGAAATCCTTTGCGCCGAATAAGGAGGGCATAGAAAATGACTGTACTTTATAGCGCAGAAATGGCCGGACTCGCCGCGGTTCCGGTTAGCCTTCCGTCTGGTGGTGTTGTCGATGGTAACGTCCGCGTAAAGCGGGCCACCATCACGCTTGCCGCTCAGACGACTTCGGACACCATCGTTATTGCGAAAGCAACCGAAGGTGAATCGTTCCTGTACGGCGTCGTTAATACCGACACGTCGCTGGGTTCGGCGCAGATTGCCATTGGCGTATCTGGCGCAGTTGCTAAATACAAAGCAGCCGCCGTTCAGACCGCTACCAATGCCCCGGCAATCTTCGGTGTAAACGCTGCAACTGCTACGGCGACTGCAAACGAAGAAATCTTTATCACGATTTCGGCTGCAAATTTGCCAGCTTCGGGCAATCTCGTTGTGGATATGTACTTCTCCGCAACGTAATAA